TAATACTTTCCTACATCTATATTTTTAGAAATATAAATTCCAGAACCATATGCGGCACCACCAGATCCAGTATGAGCTTTGGCTTTTTCGAATTTGTCAAACCTAGATGAAGATCCATGCCATGCTGTAAATGATCCAACTTTTTCTGTTATGTAATTCTTGAAACTATGCATAAAAAAAAAAAAATAGCCCCTTTCGGAGCTATTTATAATCAGTCGTTATCGAACTCTTCGTAGTCTACCGAGAACCCACACATTGGACAGAACTGAGGAACTTCCTCATTATCTATCACCATGACCTGTGTCTCACACTCGCAAGCAGCGCACTCTGTCCAATATTCTTCTTCCATTTATGACCCCTTAAAATGTAATTTCACAGGCACCGCCCTGGCACGCTATGGCGCCCATCGTATCTATATCAGTGAATTCTTTCTGATTCAATTGCGATACGAAATCGATTGGTTTAATATTCTGTTGAATCTTGACCCATTTGTGGAGTAGGAAAACATCCTTCAAACAATACTCTGTTTCTTTCAAACTACCATCAAAGTAATTATTAGCAAACTTATTATAACGACGAATCCATTCTTTGTTTAGATCAGAAACTTCACCACGATACTCTTCTGGCATTTGAGCTTGCATCGTAGCATCCCACAAGTCACGAAAACCTGACTTACGAGTATCAACAATCAAACCAGATGCAAACAAAGCTGCTTTGCCATACTTTGCCACAATTTGATCTTCATCAAGTACTTCTGTCATAGGTGCTTGCGCAAAGTCCTTGTCGCCCATACCAGCTAGGAAACTAATCCCTGCAAATGAATGACGGTTGTCATACACATAGTCTTCTACTTCAGACCACATATGAGGTTGTACGGTAACGGTGTTTGATACGTTGTGGCGAATAGTCGGTTGAGCACAAAGTTCTATGTTTGTACCAGCTTCTACCCAGTTGTTCTGTACCATAGACACTTTTTCAAGAAGAGCTGTACCATATGTTTCTTCACGATACAACGATCCTGCTGGAGCTACAATTGGAAAGCCAATGCAGTAATCAGTACCATTAGCTGACCATACAGACTCTTCAACCATATATGGATTGCTTTCAGCAATTAGTTTAGCCACTTCTGTATCTTTGTTCAACTGGATGTGACGAATGTAACGTGGCGAATGTTCTGCGTGAATCCCAGAAGCAGTTTGAAGTAATACAGATGCGTTACCAGAAGGCTTAACGCATGTTGTTCGCGCAGCAGGATTGATACCAGTTAATGCAGCAACTTCTCTATTCACTCGCTTAACGATCTCAGCACCTTCACGTTGAACATCAGCGTCAAATAAAACATCTGGGTTATTCATCCAACCTGTTACAGACACGCCCAATAGAGCTTCACGTTCAAAGATTTTCTTTGTGTTTGCATCCAAGTATTTGAATTCTGTATATCCAGCTTGGAGTGTACCTAGAATAGCGCCGGCACGACACGCTTTAAAGAATTCTTCTTTAGTTGTGCATTTGCCGCCATTAATCTCTGTCAAGTTACACCCTTGCCATCCTGACTGTCCATCAATCTGTGGATACATGCCAATCTCAACACATGGGTTCGTTGTAAAATCTTTATCTTCAACAAAATAAAATCCAGGTTCACCGAACTCTTTAATCGATCCCATAATAGATTTAAACTGTTCTCTAGTAATCTCATCGCGCACAATTACAGCTGAGTTGTTAGAACGACCACGCTGTGGATTGTCTGTGAACCAGTTGCCTGTCTTAGCATTAATCATCTCTTCATCAGTTGCTGTAAACAAACAAATGGTTGCAGAACGACGAACACCACCAGCCAATACTGCATCAGCAGCATGCATAGCAATGTCATATACATCGATAGGACGCAGGCGTTTCTCGCCTTTCAATACACGAGACTGAATTAAATGTTCAATTTTATCCAAGGCCTTACGGAGTGGTTCTGGACCTGGAGCTTTAAACCCGCCATTAATCATGGCACCCTTTGGACGTACAGAGTTCAAATCAAAATAAACCTTACGTCCGGCCATTTCAGGGAATTGCTGATCTGCTGTGAAATACGATGACATCAATGCGCCCAATGCATCTGCCCAACCTTCTACAGAATCTTCAACAACCCAACCTTTAGCTTGCTTTTTACGATCTGCGATATCAGGCAAACGTGCTGTATGGTGATCTTGTACAGAGAATCCTGCACCAGCGCCACATAGAAGAACGTAAAACAACTCTGAGAAAAAACGAGGCCGGTCAGCGTATGTTGATGTACAATTATACATCCGCATTTGGTGCTTGCGTAGTTGATCTCCACCAAACTGTAGCGCACGCTGTGCTCCTAGAGCATACTTCAATTTGTATAGCGATTCGGCTTCGTCAATCATCAATGACAGTTCTGGTGTCATTTTATCTTTGTAGTAGTCCCGATGCATGTCCATAACACGTGCTACTGACTCTTCCCACGTTTCATATCGATCTTTAGATTCATCCCATCTTGAATAGCCTTCATAAAACTTTGTGTCTGACATAACAGCACGTAGATCGTAATCTCTATTGTTAGGAACCACTTTGAGCATTTAACACCTCTTTCGAATAAAAATATTAATACCGCATAACGCATTTATGCAGCTAGGTAATTGGATTGTCTTTGATTTTTAGGTAGTATTATATATAAAAGCGGCTTCCTAGTAAACACTAAAAAGCCGCGATATTAAACAAATATATTTTTTTTATTTTTTAGAAGGTTGCTCTTCTTTTGAAGGTTCTTCTGTCAACGCTTCTTCATAGTAGACGATAATAGCTTGTTGGTCTTTGACGTATCTGCGTAATTCAGCAATACCCAAGGCCAGGTTTTCATAGCCTTTTGGTGTTATTGCAAATACAACGGTATTGCCTGTTTTACCTTGAATCTCTTTAATCTTTTCTTCAAGGTTTTCTTCTGTAATAACAAACCAATCAACTGGAGGAAACTGCACGGCCTTAGGACGTTCTTGAATTGGAATGTTTTGTTTCTGATACTGGGTAGTAACCACTACTTCAGCTTCAGGTGCTCTACTGCTGCACGCCGCCAGTATCAGTGGGCTTATCGCTAGGAGGAGTAGTTTCGTTTTCGATCCGGCCAATAAGTTTGTTAACTGCGTTGTTAACCCTGTCTTCGAGTCCTTGTGCATTTGTCAATGCCTCCATAGTCAAATCTATTTTTGCAAATACACCTCTTAGTTTATCAAGGTGCTTTTGAGATTGTTGTAATCTGGTAGTAAGATCTTTATTTAGTTGTTCATTCTTTTTAGCATCAGCTGCCATGGTGTCTACTGTATTTTGTAGTGTCTCAGCTGCAGACTTAAGTTTTACGTTATTCTCTCTTAATGTGCCAATAGTCTCCTGTGACCACAAATAGTAAGAATATCCTCCATAGCCGACACTACCGAAAATACTCATTAAAAATAACATTAAGTATAATTTAGCCATTGTCTTCCATATACTTTCTAAATTTCTTTAAAAGAACTGGGGTTTTATCTTTACGTCTGCGCCTATCAGTCATATTTATTTCTTTACCAACACGACGTCTAAATATGTGTACTGGCAGTCGAGAAGGGCCCATAGCGGTTTGGGCAGGATTAGGAATTGAACCTGTGTTTACTGCTGCAGCATCTTCTGCTAAACCTAATGCAGGATGTTTAAGTCTGCGTAATGCTTTGCCTAAAATCTGTCTAGCCCTACCAGAACTTAAATTTAATTTTTTGCCAATATCAGCAAATGTTGCGTTTTGATAAAAATACATTTTTACTGCAATTTGTTGATTTTTATCCAACCTTTTAATTGCTTTTTCAATATCAATTTTTTTATCTAAACTTACTTCTTTTGGCGTCATCTTGCCAACTCTCCGATCGTTACGTATATTGACTGTCTTGTACGTGAATGAGTTGCTTCATACACATCTAGACCAAACACATCACCAACAGGATAGCAGGATTCACCTACAGTTACCAGATCACGTTTATAGACAACCTCATCTAATGTACTATTTATCATCTTATCATTAAGTACTTTATAAGATCCGGGTGATAAGCGTTTATCCTCAAGAACAAACCATTGAGTGTTCTCAGCAATAAAGTCTAGTGGATCTAAACCTGCATACTGAATAGCTTCTTTTAGCTGTTTATCTGTTACGTTATACTTCTCTTTAAGGAGATAAAGGGCAGCAGCATAAGATGCAATCTTAGTGCTACCACCTGGTGCTTTGGCAATTAACTTTTTGATGTTGAATACAAGTCTATGAAAAGGTGTGTAAGCAGCACGCTCATCGGACGTTTCAGGCTTTTTAACACGTTTGCCCTTTTCATCAATAAGACCAAGCTTATATGCTTCTGTATCATCAAATGATGTGATAAGTAACTTCAGGAATCTGAAGGTATAGACCAGGTCACCTGCTCTTTTTAATACACCTACCATTATATTTTCCTTAACTTATCTACTACATATTGGTCCATCTTAACGTCCACATATTGATCGTTTCTTATATATTTGAGAAATACCAAAAATGGCTTAACAACAGGCCAATATTTTTCATCAATTTTAAACTCTAACATCTTCAAAGCAGGCTTAATTCCATAAACATTAAACACAACAATAAAATGATTTAATAATAGTCGTTCAGACAATTCGCCGGTATTAGCATAACGATGAAGCTGTCTTTTAACGTATATAAATCTTTTTAAATCATCATAAAATTCTTCAGCATCAGCTGCAGTTGGTTTATAATAATGTTTTGCTGCGTACAACAAAAAGTTATCGTCAGATAACGTTTCAAATAATTCCATTTAGCTTACGTATGGCAATAAGTGTTCAATCATTGTTTCTTTTTTCAAACGACGGTCTAGCTCAATGCCGTACTCACGGCCCAGTTCTTCTAGTTCAGCTTTAGTCAATGAATTAAGATCTTCAACTTGTGCCGCTAGTAGTTTACCTTCCGCGTTCATATCCATGATAGACATTGTCTGTACATCATCCGTCATATCAATAACGACGGCTTCGGGTTCTACTGGAGTTACTCCAAGATAGTCATTGATTTGTGCATTACTAAGTTTAGTTGACACAAGTAGTTCACCAGTTTTAGGATGCTGCCAACCTTTATTTGTTGGTACAGCATCCTTTTGATAGTTTGGTGGTTTAATCGCCATAATATTCTCCTATAATTAAGCTTTCATTCCTGCTTTTTTCGTAATGTCTTCAGGCGCATTCATTACATTTTTGTCACCAGCTTTATTATCACCATTCCGTGCCGGGGATGTTTTAGTTGCTCGTGCAGCTTTGGATGCATCATCATGACCTAATTCATCATAGTTGCTTTGTTTGCCATCTGCATCGACAGCAATGTCTTGCCGCATTTTCTTACCACCAGGTGAATCTTTTGAATCGATCTTTTCTGCCTCAGTAGCACCTTTAGTATGCATGTCACGCTTTTCCATGATCTTTTTATAGACTGTCCAAGTAGTACCTTCTTTTTGCTCATCGGTTGTACCTTTATCAGAATCAACCTTAGCATTCATGCTAACTTCTTCTTTACCAGACTTTTTCTTTTTACGCATATGAGCAAAGTCTTTAGCATCAATATCACCATCTTTATCGTGATCTAGTTTGTGCTGACCACCCTTTAGCTCTTCGTTTTTCATTTTTTGGGCCAGCGCTGGAGGCATGGGCTTTAAAGATACTTTATCTTTTGGCTTTGCCATCCTAGCAGCTTTATCAAAATCTTTTTGATTTTGTTTAGTACCGGGGCGTGTGTCGTTAAATGTTTCTTGGACCTGTTTCAAAGCCCGAGCCATTTTGTTAATGTCTTCTGTTTTCATTGTACTTTCCTTACATCCATACTTGGGCTGCTATAGATCCTAATGCAGCAATTATTGCTGCCCAGAATAATTTATTAATAATGTGCACTGTATGTGCATTTTCTTCTACTTTGCGTTCTATGTCATCTAATTTAGCTGAATGATTATTCATTCTTTCAAAAGCTCTATCATGATCTTCTTTAAGAGCACTTAACTTTTCTTCAGTACGAGCTAAAGCTATCATAGCATCGGCTAAAGTATCAAGCTTTGTTTCAATACGATCTAATCTAGTTAACGTTGTATCAGCCATAACTGTACCTATTTATCCTGTTCCAAATTCGTGACCAGCAACGCGTTTCATCTGGCTATTAAATTCTGATTGTGATGGTTTGCTTTTATATAATTTAATAGAGATCTCAGGACGTTCCTTTCCTTTGATTCTCCAATTATAACCCTTATCCTTATGTTCTGGTTTAGTCGTCTTTACGACACGACGCTTATAACCAGCCTCCCAAGTCTCAGATTTCTTTTCCACAAAGGTTCTAAACTTGTCCATTACCACTTAACCTTATCTGCCCAGTATGCTGCAGACGTTTTGCCCTTAGCAATATTACGGCCATGACGGGCTTTAAATGACTTACGTTTTGCTTTCATACGTTCTGACTCACCTTTCTTAGGATCACCAGCAGTTTCAGCACCCTGTTGACCAAATCGAATAGTTTTTACCTTTTCACCATCTTTAACCACAACAATGTGTGATTTAGTTGGATGACCTGGTGTCCGTTTTGGTTTACTGAAGCCAGATACGCCTGCCCTTTTGAGAGCTGGGTGTTTTTCTTCTGATATGAACTGCTTAAACTTAATCATCGTTATTCTTTAGTAATTATTGACCACTATGTTTACGCCAGGCATCATGGCGATGTTTTTCCATTTCATGTTGACTATTCATCACATTGTCTTCAGCAGCTTTTAAAGCCATATGAGCATGATGAAGTGCAGTAATGTGCTCTATATGTTTTTTAGCTGCTGATTGTAATGGTTTATGATCAGGATATTCCTTAGCTGTCTCTTTTGCATGATCATGCATATCATGAGTAGTGGCACCTGCACCTTCAGTACCATGATATTGGCTCCATCTACCAGATTTTGATATTCTTACACTTCTCTCTGAAGCACTTGGCTTCTTTATTTTATCCATATCTTCTTTTAATTGGAAAAAGGTTTTCATTTATTGTCTCCCATACAATCTATTTTTGTCCATTTTATCCATAGCTTTAGACACGCCTTTTACTCTTGCTTGAGCTTTTTTAGTATCTCCAGCTGCTCCTTTTTTTGCAGCATCGCCAGCGGCTTTACGTACGTATTGGCCCATCTTATTATTTGAAATTTCGCTAACAGTATCTTCTTTTGCAGGTACCCTTGCTTTACCGGTTAATTTGTCAACAGCGGTAGATGTACCTTTATTGCGATTAATAAATGTTTTAATGCCT